GATAAGGTAGATTTACCAGCCATACTCAACTCGCTAAAGTTGTGGGCAATTGTTACTAATAGGGCATACATTCGTGTATTCTGGGATGAGGATTCGGAAGGAATAGTCGACTATAAGGGTGAGGAGAAGATAACAGAGGAACGCGATGTGAACATGGAGTGTGTTAGCCCGTATAATTGTCGAGTTGACCCACTATATTTTGAGCATGACAAGTGGAGATGGTTTGTATTCGGTGAGGAAGTAGATGCAGAAGTGGTAGAAGAAGAGTACAACCTAAAGAAGGGAAGCCTAAAGGAAACTTCCCAGTCGCTAGGGAGTGCATTTGATATGGAGATTAGTGACGGGCAGGAATTTACAGTCGGAGCCAGTTCTAAGAATGAAGATATTACTGGGCGAACCATAATATTGAAAGAGTTCTGGACTCCCAAAATATATATATTTACGGCGGGAGACCAGGTTCTTGACTACGGTTCGCATAACTATGGTATGATACCGTTCTTCCCAGTAGAGGAAAGATTAATTCCAATCTCTAATTACGAGAAGGGATTCCAATATAATGAGAGCCTAGTAAAAGATGCTATCGCTATTCAGCAAGAGTACAACAGGATGCACTCTATTGTTAGTATTGCTAACGAGAGAGCAGCCAAGATGAAGGTGTTAGTCCCGTTTGGCTCAATGATTAGCAAGAAGCAGTTTACTAATGACTACGGTGTTTTTATAGATTACAACCCGAAGATGAATGCTAGGCCACACCAAATGAAGCTTGACCCGTTACCGAGTTCGGTAGACGTGTATATCCAATCTCTCGAAAGGGAGTTTGAAGTGGCGTTTGGGGTTCGTGAAGCGAGTTTTGGTAGGTTGCCTGAAAGGGCAAGTCACGCATCTGGGACGTTAGTTAACTTACTACTGGAGCAGGATGATGTATTGCTTAATCCCATGCTTGCCACAATAAATAAAGCCCTGAGTAGGGCTTGGGGATTGGCACTAATAATGGTGCAGGATAATTACAATATGCCACGGCTTATCAGATATGTTGGCGAGAACGGTCAACACTCAGTAACTAAGTTCTACGCTGCAGACCTCAAGGGGAACACCGATGTTAAGGTCGTATCCCAGACTGGACTACCAAGAAGCAGGGCATTGCGGGTAGAGTTCATTATGAAGTTACGAGAAGTCGGGCTATTGACTGACGACAAGAGCACATTAGAGATGCTTGAGTTTGGTCAGGCAGAAAAGATGTTCCAAGATAGTCTCTTGCATGAACGGAGAGCCTATCGTGAGAATGATATAGTAAAAGAAAATCCAGAGATTAGACCTGAGGACGTTGAGAAGTGGATTCATCCACTCGAGGAGAAGGAAATCCACGCAGTAATCCATGCAAGGTTTATTTTTGGTGCTGGATTTGATAGATTAAATCCTAATCAACAGGAGACTATGAATAAGCACGCCATGAAGACGGTTGAGCTGTTCCAAGAGGCACAGAAGGCGGCTCAACTACAAGAGTTTGAAATGATGGAGCGTGCCAAGATAGCCGCAACGAAACCCGTCGAAGAAGAGGCTAGTCCGTGACTATAACCTTTGAAGACGATACTTTCAAGGAGTAAAGATTATGGGAACAAAAGAAGAAGACATCGAACGCATCGAAGGTGGAGACACCGAAGATGACGATTTCGGTTACGTAGACCTCGAAGCAAAGGCTAAGGAAGCAGATGCCGAAAGGGCTACAAAGGAAGAGAAGGACGAGGGCGACCTAGATAGGCATCCCCAAGATAAGGTAGAGGAACTTCGGTTTAAAGATGGAGATGATGAATGGGACAAAATCCAAGAGGGTGCAGACCTCGACGACTCTGGAGAGGGGAAGAAAGAAGATGTAGAGGAGAAGGTTGATGAGAAAGAGGAAAAGAAGGTTGAGGGGAAGGAAGAAAAAACAAAGGAAGAAGAGGTTGATGAGAAACTAAAAGAAGACCTCATTACGTACTTAGACAAGGAAGGTGGTGGAACTAAGTATATCGTTAAGGGTCGTGAATATGACCTACGTGATTTATCACCACAAGAGATTAAGCAACGATTTTCATTGGCTGGTCGTGCCCACCAGGTGATGGAAGAAGGTGCTGAAGCAAGGAAGCAAATAGACGAAAGAGAGAGGATTGCTAGAGAAGGTGCAGAGCACAGTCGGGAAATCATGCGTCGCTATGACAAGGTAAGCGGAAGGGAAACAGACAATATCCCCGAAGCCCTGAAGCCTAACGATTTGGATACCGACAATGAGAAGGCGTTAAAGGAATACGCACTAGGCCTCACCAATAAGATGAGTACCCTAGAAAAAGGGTTTGATGACCAAAAGGTTATAGGACAGGAACGAGAGCTTCAGTCTCAGCTTGGAACACTTGAAAAGGAGTTCCCTGTAATGAGTCGGGAGCAGGTAATTGCTGTAAAAGCCTTTTATCCTGATGCTGATATTAGGACAATAGCCGAGAATAGTCATATGAACCAGACCAGTGACGCAACCGTTAAGAAAGTCCTTGAGTTTCGCCCTGACGTAGTTAGGGGAATTAAGGAAGAGGGTGTTAAGGAGTACCTGGCTAAAAAGCAGGGAAAGACTGGGATTCCTCGGAGACGGTCAAGCTCTACTGTATCTAGTAAATCGTCCGAGAAGACGAAGACGAGAACACCTCGAACTTTCGACGAAATCGAAGCTCGTGAAGAGGAAATTATTAAGGGATATGAAGATTCCCTTAGGAATTCCGAAGAGTAACGAGATAAGATGATAATTAATAGAGAATAATTTGGCTACACAAGAATTTCAATATATAGAGGACATACTAAAAGAATGGTATGCCCCTGCTATTGTTAATCAGGTTTATGTCAAATCACCTGTTTGGTCGCAGATTAAAAAGACCTCTAAGGGTGTTGGTGGTAAAAGAGTTTACATTCCGTTAAGACATACTCTGTCGGAAGCGGTTGGTGGACTTGTTGCCAACGAATATACCCTTCCTACTGCTAGTAGGGTTCAGTACGATTCCACATATGTCTACCAAAAACGAAACTACGGTAGAGTTCAAGTAGACGGTCTCGCTATTGAAGCCTCTAAGGGCAGGGGTGGTTTTGTTGAAGCTTTTTCAAATGAAACTAAGAGCATAGCGGAAGCTTTCGCTATGGAAATCGACCAGCAAGTGATGGGACGTGGAACTGCCATCTTGGGTGTTGCTACTGGAGCTAGTTCCACTGGTGTTATTGGGGTCGATGACCCTCATGGTATTACTGAACTTACTCCTGGTTACATGTGGTTCAGAGTTGGTATGAAACTTCAGATTTGGGATATATCGGCGAGTGGTGCCATGACTGGTACTAATGACGTTCCCGACGTTGGAGTGATTACCCCTGGAAGCAACACGATTACTTTTCACCAAAGTGGTTCTGCTACTGATACTACAACTGCTGTCGCTGACGGAGACTTTTTGGTTCGATATCATTCAGGTACTTTTGATTCTTCAGATAATTGCACCGTAGATGCCCAGGCAACTGGTAACGGTGTTATTATGGGAATCGATAGGATAATTGATGATGACCAAACTGACTACCCAGGCGATGACATTGATGGTTTTCAGGGAATAGACGGTAATTCGTCTTCGAACAACTGGTGGAGAGCTCAGGTTCGGACGTCTCGGGGTATCTTAACTGAAACTAAGATTCAGGAAGACCTTGATGCGATTGAACAGAATACCGATGGTGCTGCCCCTAATTTAGCGTTAACGACTTACGCTCTTAGGAATAAGCTGATTGAGATAGTTAGGAGTGATAGAATGATTAGCAATTTGAAACTTGTTGGTGGATGGGAAGCAATCAAATATAGAGGGGGTTCTGTAACCCTTCCTATTATGGTTCATAAATTCTGTCCTACTGGCTACATTTATTACCTCAACTTGAAACATTTGAAGTTTTATACTTTGAAGAAACTCGTTTGGGATAATAGAGGTGGTGGTATAATTAAGCCCGTTGCAGATGAAGACCAGTATGAAGCTTGGTTTAAGATGTACGGTAACTTAGGAACTGACAAGCGAAATGCCCTTGGCAAGGCTACAGGGTATACTGTTAGTTAATCTAGAAAAATCGGGGTCGGTCTGCAAGAGCTGGCCCCTTACAAAAGGAGAATAACATGAAAGCATCGAGACTTATACAGAGTGAATTAAAGTTGATAGATGGCTTGTATTTTGCTGTTTATAACCCACACATTAGTGATGGAAAGAGCATGTCCTGTGGTAAGGGAAGATGGCAAGTACGGAAATGGATTGGTGTTATCCCAAAAAGATTAGGCCTATGGGATTGTGGGTACAGTGAGGTTATTTATACCATATGTAAAGAAGAGATGACAGACTTGGGGCTTGTAGATACTGGATATAGGCCAATGGATATGCGAGCCATAACTGATATTAGGGAATCTGACTGGTTCCTAGATAATTGGGAGAGGGAGATAGCAGAAATGGATTGGCGTAATGAGAAGCGAATTAGATTCGAAGGGACCGAGCTTGATTACCAATCAAAATACTATGCCAAGAAAATATATAGAATAAGAAATGAGCCAACCATTAATTTGAGTGGTAAGGAGTGGAGAATATAATGGCGATAATTTCAGACGCAGAAGTAACTTCGTTTATACGAAGTTTAATAAGTGAATCGTCCGCAAAGCATTGGACAGATGACGAGATAACCCTATATAAAAAGTTTGGCATGGTAGCCGTAATGTCTAAGTTTTGGTACATGATGGCACCGACGGAGATGAAATCGGCAACGGCGAGCTTGACTGCCAGCCAGGCGTATGTTGAGTTGCCAGCAGATGCCGCTAAGATTTATAGGGTGGCGGTGACCTCTAATGGAAGGCGACTACAGAAAATCGAAGCTGATGATGTTTGGAGATATTCGCTGTATGACGACGGGGCCGCTGCAACAAACTATCTTACTATATGGTACTTGGAATACTATGACGCAGTTACTGACTTCCCCGAAGCACTTCGCCCACTGATTGCCCTAGAGGCAGTTATGTTTGCAAAGACCAAAGATGTTGGGATAGACGTAAATCTAGACCGCATGTACCAGAGGTTTGAAGATGCGGCGAATACATTTTTATGTACTGATGCTCCGCATGAACCAACTATGTTTGGGGACTATGAACTAGAGGCAAGTTATACTAGTGACAATCCATGTGCGTGGTTATTTAAGGAAAATAAAATTTACCTATATAAAGCATATGAGAGCGATTGATGGCATTAAATAAATCATTCCCATTAACATTTGAGATAACTGATTTCTCTCTTGGGTGGGATAATATCAGCAAGCCAACAACCCTAGACAGAAAAACCTTTACAGATATTAAAAACTTTAACTTAACCTCTCGGCGTGGCTTAGAAAAACGAGGGGGAATTTCTAACTTGTATACGGCTGATGAGACAGGGGCAGGTGCGAGCATAGATATTACTTCTCTATATGAATACAAAGCTCCCGATACCAATGATTATATATTGGTTGCTACTGATACATACATAAAATCATATTTTAATGCCAAATGGAATAATCTTAAAACGGGATTGACGGTTGGGAAGAAGTATAGTTTTGAAACCCATCGTGGATTGTGTTATGGGGTTAATGGGGTAGATGATAACTTTAAATTACGCAATGCCGATTCTTACCATTTAGGAATTGACCCTCCGCTTGGCCCCCCTACCGTTGCTGTCGCATCTGCTGGAACTGCAACTCTTTATAGTAATTGGGCAACTGGCAACATAGATTATATCGGAGAGTTACGGCAAAATGCAAGTAGGACTATCATAGCCCAATCTTTTCAACTTTCGAGAGCTTACAGCGTAACAAGTGTAAAGCTAAGTTGTAGAAAAATTGGCAGTCCTAGTGGTAACATGACGGTAGAAATACACTCTGACCAAGAGGGTACAATAGTCGGTGCGGCGAGTGCTAATGTAGCAGTCCCCACCAGCACTGAATTTGCCACCAAAACATTTACTCTTGGCACAGCGGCTTCTTGCTCTGCAAATACTATATATTATATTATTATCAAGAGTACCCATACTGTTAGCTCTACTAATTTTGTAGAATTTGGATTTGATTGGGAGGGTACATATAATAACGGGCAATATTTTGAGATAGATGGTTCAGACGTTTGGACATTATATGATTCGGTGGACTTAGGTTTTGAAATTTGGGCAACACAGGTTGGTGAAGAATCATTACTTGAGTACGGAGCGTTAGATACTGGTTTATATACTCCCGTAAGGTCAGAAGACGGCACAAATCGCTTGTTGTCACAGGATTTTAAGCTACCCGTAACTAGGGACGTTTCAAGCATTAAGTTACCATTAAAGCAAAAGGGTAGTGTTACGGGTAATGTTTGGGTAGAAATACATAGCAGTACAGTAGGTACTTCTGCAACAGAAGATACTTCGACAAATCAAGTAGGAACAAAGTCAGCCGATGTGGATGCAAGTACTATTTCTGCAGACCCCGAATGGGTAACGTTTACTTTTAGCGGAACCAAGCCTAGTTTAACATTAAATACAACTTACTATATTGTACTCTACTGTGATTATGCTGAAAGCGTTTATAACAACATACAGTGGACTAGGAATACAAATACGTATACAGATGGAAAACTATGGATGATTGATTCCGAGACTCCTATGGTATGGCGTCCTTATGGTTGGATACCAGGAGCAGCATATTATAAGGACTCTTCATTTAGAATTTATGGAATAAATACAACTTCTGCTTCGGCAGAATCCTATAGTTTGAGTGATATAACGCAGATTAGAGATTTGCGGGAGACTAATTCACAGCAAATGATAGTTCAAAGTTTCACAGTTGACGAGACTGGTGCTTGTCCTCTCGCAAAGGTCTGGATGGCTAAAACAGGAAGCCCGACAGGGAATATATGGGCTGAGATACACAAAGACCATGATAATACATCTGCAAGTAAAGATGATTCCGGTGACTCACAAGTTGGTTCAGCTTCCGCCAATATTGACGTAAGCACATTGGATGCTTTCCCTACGTTTAACTGGCAGACTTTCACATTTGGTACTACAGACCCACCTCTTCTTGCAGGTAACAGATATTATTTAGTTATCTATGGTGACTATACTGTAAGTAAAGCTAATTTTGCTAATATAGCATTAGATAAGGTACCACCAGGATACCCAGATGCCGCAACAGATAGTCAATATACTAAGTGGGAGATAAATACGAGTGAGGTATGGACTGAAGTTGATGGACAAGATATAATATTTCAAATCTGGATGACAACTGCTGGTGTGAGTGCTACCTATTATTATCGCTATACATATGAACGAAGTAGCTGGCTAGGGATGGAAAGCAATCCTTCTGGTGTGAGCGCCTCCATTGCCCCGTCAGCCCAGGACGTTGATGTAAGTGTGGTGGCTAGTACCGACACACAGGTTGACGGAATAAATATATGGAGAACCCTTGCTAATGAAACTACGCCATTTTATAAACAAAATTCGGAACCGTATCCAAATACAACCGCTACGATTACCGATAGTTCCAGTGATAATGCCCTGACTATCCTCTGGGATGAAACTAATAATGTACCACCAAAGGCCAAGTTCATTAAATTACACAAAGATAGAATGTTTTACGCCAACTGCCCAGACGAAGATGAGGGCGAGAGTCTCGTGATGTGGAGTAAGTCTGGGAACGGAGAGCAAGTACCTTCTGCTAACTATCAATACTTCGACAAGGATGATGGCGAAGAGATTACTGGAGTGGCTTCTTTGGGAGTATATTTCTTTTTATTCAAGCCTAATAAGATTGGCGTACTGAATACCGAGGCACCAGAGATTTGGTATCTAGGTCATGGTGTGGGGTGTATAGCTCCGTGGGCGATACTAACCTTTAAGGATAAGATAGTATTCT